TAGGCAGCAACATCACAGCGCAAGGCTTGTATGAAAACGCTGCAATTATTGCTGCTAACTACACTATTGGTACGGGCAACAATGCCATCAGCGCAGGACCAATAACCATTAACTCTGGCGTAACGGTTACTGTACCGTCGGGCAGTACTTGGGTTGTCGTATGACCGCAGTTTTTCAGCTTAATGCGTTTCAGCCTAATGCGTTCCAAACGCTTGTTATTACTGGCGTTTTAAGTGTTACAGATGAAAACGATACAGGAGCATTTGTTGGTGTTGTCCAACAAGCACCTATAGTTAACATAGATACGCACGATGGCGGTCCAAAGCCTAAGAAATTATCTGAGAAACTAAGAAAAGAAGCCGAAAAGAAGCAACAACAACGTGATTTCCTTATCGACATTTACGAGCGTGTCGTAGAAGGCAAGCAAGATGCACCTATCATTGAAGAAATAGTTTTTGACTATGAAAAGGTTGATACAATAAGTAATCTTAAATCAATAGACTTTGACGCTTTGTTGAAAGACCTAGTTAAAGTACAACAGATTTACGATGCTTACATTGAACTTGACGATGAGGAAGTGCTGGTGTTTTTATGAGAAAAACCTACGTTTATGTTGATGGCAAACTCGTAGAGAAAGGTTCTGACGAGCATTTAGATAAGGTTTACGGACCTTTCGTAATGAATGACATTCAGCCCTATCAATCCATGATTGACGGTCGGATGATTACAAGTCGTTCCGTACATAAAGAACATTTGCTTGCCAACGGATGTATTGAGGTTGGTAACGAAAAAATGGAAACTCGCATTCCCGTAACCAAAAGCGACAGAAAAGAGGTGCTTAGGCATCAATTATCTAATATGTCGCACAAAGAAGCAAACCAGATTTTGACGCAAATTCGCCGGAAATTTACTTAAAGAGGGGTAAAAATGGACGCTGAAAATAAGCCAGAGCAGCTAGATAGACGAGAGTTATTAGCTCAACAGTTTGATGATAGCCAAGAACCAACACAAGATATTGTGCCTGGAATAGTGGCTGAACCTGTTGAAGAACCCGTTTGGGCAAGACCGCCAACATCGTGGAAGAAGGATTACCACGAAGTTTGGCAGACTGCTGACCCTAAACTAAAAGAATATGCCTGGCAGCGTGAAGAAGAAATGCGCCGAGGCGTAGAACCGCTGATGTCTAAGGCTCAGTTTGCAGACCAAATGCAATCAGCCATTGACCCATACATGGATACGATTAAAAGCCTTGGGGTAGAACCTACCCAAGCTGTTAAAGCCATGATGGAAGCCGACAGAATTCTGCGATTTAGTCCTCCGCAAGAGCGTGCAGCATATTTCGCTAGTCTTGCTCGTAATTATGGTGTAAATTTAGATGGAATCAGCAATTTGCCACAACAAACTGTTGACCCTACTGTGTCGATGCTTCAAAACGAGTTGTATAGCGTTAAAAATGAAATATCGACATGGAAACAGCAGCAAGAAGTAGCTCAGAACCAAGTTCTTTTAGGCGAAATTGATAGTTTTGCACAGAAGAATGACCTTTTTGAGGATGCTCGTCCAACGATGATTCAACTTCTTAATTCAGGAGTGGCTCAGAACTTAGAGGATGCATACAATAAGGCAGTACGCCTAGACGAGTCACTTTTTAATAAAGTTCAGCAAAGCCAACAAGCCAAAGCAGACTTAATTAAGCGTGATTCAGCTAACAAAGCAGCGAAAGCTGCGAGGGCGGCAGCGGTTAGCGTTAGAAGCTCTACACCCGGAGTGAACTCGGCTACCAACGCGCAAGATAGACGTTCATTGCTAGTCAAACAATTTGATGACGCAAGCAGCGAACGTGTTTGATAACCTAATCGGAGATTTCTATTATGGCATTTGCCAATAGCTCGATCAGCGACATCATTGCGACTAACATTCAAAGCCGCACCGGTGAACTAGCTGATAACGTAACAAACAACAACGCTTTACTGCGCCGACTTAAAGAACGTGGCAACGTAAAGACCTTTAGCGGCGGTAACGTGATCTTGCAAGAGATTATGTACACAGACGCAAACACTAACAACACAAATAGCTATAGTGGTTATGAAGTTTTAAACGTCAGCCAAAATTCGCCTATCTCGGCGGCGCAATTTAGCATCACCCAATATGCGGCTGCTGTGTCGATTTCTGGCTTAGAAATGATTCAGAACAGCGGCAAAGAAGCAATCATCGACTTGCTAGATGGTCGTATGCAAGTGGCTGAAGCACAATTGGCTAACCGTATCGGTGGTGACATTTACCTAAACGGTACTGGCAACAGCGGCAAGAACATTACTGGTTTGGGCGCAGCAGTTCCTGATGCACCCACTACTGGAACTTACGGCGGCATTAATCGTGCTTCCTTTCCGTTCTGGCAGTCCAAAGTGTTTAGTGGTGCAACAGACGGTACTGGCGTTGTCTCAGCTACTAACATCCAAGGTTACATGGATGCACTAGCCGTTCAACTGATTCGTGGTACAGACAAGCCTGACCTAATTGTTTGCGATAACAACTTCTATAAGTTGTATTTGCAATCATTGCAGTCAATCCAGCGTATTACGGATTCTGGTTCTTCTGCTGTTGGTGCAGGTTTTGCGTCACTTAAGTACTACGGCGCTGGTATGGCATCCGATGTCGTGCTAGACGGTGGTATCGGTAATGCAGCGACTGCTAACCATATGTTTATGCTGAACACCAAGTATCTGATGTTCCGTCCTCATGTTGATCGTAACTTTGTGCCGATTGGTGGTGAGCGTCAAGCTGTCAACCAAGACGCTATTGTGAAGCTCATTGGTTGGGCGGGAAATATGACAAGTTCTGGACCACAGTTCTCTGGGGTTTTAATTAATTAAAGGAAGCATCATGGCTTATTCAGTCAGTCACGTCATTGGAGTTGATCTCAACGATCCTGTTGATACTAACCTAAACTCAGCCGGTGTTGCAGTTCCTACTGCTGGTCCTGTTGGTTTGCAAGTGTTTGGTTCAGACGGTAAGTTGTACGTCTTGGCAACAGCAAACGCTTCAATCCCAGCTTCAACCGCAGTGTGTACTGTTGACCCAACAACATTTCTCGTTACCGCAACTGGTGGCGCTTACACAAGCCCAGCAATTGCTTTGGTATCAGGTGATTTTGCTTGGTTCGGCAAGGCATCGGTATAATGTAGTACGAGAGTCGGGGTAAAATCTCGGCTCTCACTTTTATTTAACAAGGGGATAGTTATGGGGTTAGATAGCGATGTTCATAATGCGGATTCGCATTTGCACGTGGAGTTTTATCATTTTACGGATGCACGATTTAAAGATGAACCTTTTGTTCGGATAATGGTTCCGGGCGATAAGACCAACATCATTGAAGAACCTGTAAAGGAATACCACAAAGAGCGTTTCCCACGCCAATGGCTATATTTCCAAATGAAAAATAGCGAAGGTTCGGTAATTGGAACGCTTTTAGATGAATGGCAAAAAGCTAGACCAAAAGAATTTAGTGCTAACCAAATGGCAGAGCTTCAGATTTTGAAGTTTCAGACGGTTGAGCAAGTAGCTACAGCGACCGATTCCCAATTGCAAAAAGTGGGCATGGGCGGTACTGGACTAAGAGATAGTGCTAGAAGTTATTTGTTAACCAAAAATCAATCTGAAAGTGCTTCAGAACTTGAAGAAACGAGAAAAGAACTCGACATCCTCAAGCAGCAAATGCAGAGTCTGATGGCAGAAAAGAAGGTTGGCAGACCAAAGAAAGAGGAATAAATGTCATCAACGATGCTGCAATTAGTGACGCAAGTCACAAACGAGTTAGGTGTATCAACCCCCGCATCGGTTGCAGGGAATACTAACCAAGACGTTATTCAAATCCTTGCTTTGATGAACGCATCTGGCTATGAATTGCTCAAAAAGCATGATTGGCGCAGATTAACTCGGCGGCATACCTTTTCAACGGAATCGATAGAAACAACTGGTGATGTTTTAGATAACACCTATGTTGTGACTAACATTCCCACTACGGCAGGTTTAGACACTACATACCAAGTCGTTGGAAGTGGCATATCAAACGCTACATACATTGTCAGCGTAGATTCATTGACGCAAGTAACGGTTAATCAGCCAATGACAGGAACGTATGTAGGCGGTGCAATCAGTTTTCAGAAGGTAAAGTATGACCTACCTTTTGACTACGATGCAACAGTCCCTAGAACTCATTGGGACCGTAGTAAACATTGGGAAATGCTGGGACCATCTGACCCACAACAATGGGAATGGCTGTTGTCTGGATACATCTCAACAGGTCCAAGAATCCGTTGGCGTTTGTTGGGTAAGTACTTCCAGATTTGGCCTGGCGTTAGTTCAGGTGAACTGTTAGGCTACGAATACCGTTCACAAGCATGGGCAGAAGCCACTGACGGTACGCCTAAGAACTCATTTACGAACGATTCTGACGTTTGCATCTATCCTGACCGTGTAATGGTCTTGATGACTAAATTAAAGTACTTTGAAGCTAAGGGCTTTGATACGACTGCGATGTACCGCAATTACTTAACTGAGTTAGAGACCGTACAGGCGCAAGACATGAGTTCTGCAAACTTGTCGTTTGCCCCAAGACCAGGTACGGTTTTGATTGGCTACGACAACATCCCAGACGGAAATTACGGCGGTACATCCAATTAGTCATATGCCCATCGTTTGCCAGACTTTATTCTGCTAATCATGCTTTCGGCTATTTTATAATCAGCAGCTATAAGTCTTTGAAGTCGATTATCATTACGTATAGATTTAACTTGTTCTAATGTTAATTTTGCAGTGTCGCAATTTTCACCACGGTTAGTTGTCCCCTGTCTAATTTTGTCGGCATGATTGTTTTTTGAAGTATCCCATCTAAGATTGCTTAGATGATTATTTTGTGGGTTTCCATCGAAATGACAACATTCCATTCCGTCTGGTTTAATACTAACAAAGGCTTCCATAACAAGTTTATGTGGTCGGCAAATTGTTACTTTGTTGTTTTTCCACAAACCCAAAACATCACGCCATTGTTTCATTATAATCCCCGTAAGTTAACTATGGGAATATTATAGTATGGCGATTCGTAGCTTAAACCTAAACAGAATTGCTCAACGCACAGCCGCTAGGGTTGCTTCTGTTCCTGCACCGATTGGTGGTTGGAACGCAAGGGATTCAATTGCAAACATGGAAGTAACTGACGCTGTTCAGTTAACAAACTTGTTTCCAAGTGTAAATAACGTAGTGCTAAGACCGGGCTACACGCAGCACGCAACAGGCATTTCTGGCACAGTCGAAACATTGATGAGCTATTCATCAGGCGCGTCTAGCGAACTGTTTGCAATAGCCGGTACTCAAATTTACAACGTAACCGCTGCGGGCGCTGTAGGCACTCCTGTGGTTACTTCATTGTCTAACGGTAGATGGGAATACACTAACGTCACAACCCCTGCTGGTGGCTTTATATACGCTGTAAACGGCTTTGATGCTCCTTTATTGTATGACGGTTCTACTTGGACAAACCCCACGATTACAGGCGTTACTGCCGCAGATTTAAGCAACATCACAATCTTTAAAAACCAAGTATGGTTTACTGAAAACAATACGCTTAAGGGTTGGTATTTGCCCACATTGTCTATTGCCGGTACTGTTGCCTACATAGACATGAGTTCTGTTGCACAATTGGGCGGCTACCTTGTTTCGGTCGGCACATGGACAATTGACGCAGGATACGGGGTTGATGATAACCTTGTATTTGTTACCAGTAATGGTGAGGTCATTGTTTATGCAGGAACAGACCCATCTGATGCGACTAAATGGGCATTGATTGGTGTTTGGCGCATTGGTAAGCCAGTAGGACGCAGATGCTTAATTAAGTACGGTGGTGACATCCTTGTTTTAACTTTCAACGGTGTTTATCCACTAGCGGCTAGTTTGCAATCGTCACGATTAGACCCAAGAGTAGCCTTATCAGACAAAATACAAGGCGCATTAGCTTCTGCAACACAGAGTTACGGTGATAACTTTGGTTGGCAAATGATATTTGACCCAAAGCACAACGCTTTGACTGTAAACGTACCAGTAGCCCAAAATCAGCAACAACAGTATGTAATGAACAACATTACTAAATCGTGGTGTAACTTTACGGGCTGGAAAGCAAGCTGTTGGGAGATATTTGAAAACGAGCCTTACTTTGGTGGAGCGGGTTTTGTGGGTCACGCATGGGATGAGTCTTATGCTGACAATGGCGCAAATATTGAAAGTAATGCCTTTACAGCTTTTAATTACTTTGAAAGCCGTGGCGTAAAAAAGTACTTTACGAGAGCAAGACCAAGCATATTCACTAACGGCAGCCCGTCAGTATTTGTAGGTATGAACGTAGATTTTGATTTGCAAAACACTAGAGCAGCGTTAGCTTTTTCGCCTAGTAACTATGGATTGTGGGACAACGCACTTTGGGACATAGGTCTTTGGGGTGCTGACGCAATCATCACAAACAATTGGCAAGGCATTACAGGCATTGGTTACTGTGGCTCTACTCAACTCTCAACATCTAGCCAAGCCGTAACGATACTTTGGGCATCAACAGACCTTGTATACCAAGCTGGATGGGCTGGAATATAGTTTCTGACCCAGAAGTGGGTCATTGGGTTGCTGAACGTATACAAGGCGCTTATTTTGAGGCTCAAAGTAGCGCTATTGGGTTATGTAGGGACGAAAAGATAATTGCAGGCGTGATTTATGAGAACTGGAACAAAAGAAGCATTACTTGTCATATAGCGATTGAAGGTAGGTTAACAAAGTCTTATCTAAGGGCTATATTTGATTACCCTTTTAACATATGTAATGTTGAAAAAATCATTGTTCCTGTGGTTCAAAATCACGATAAGAGTTTAAAATTAGTTAAGAATATGGGCTTTATTGAAGAAGCAAGAATTAAAGACGCAACGCCAAGTGGCGATATGATATTTCTAACATTAGAAAGACAGAACTGTAGGTTCTTGGGAGTTTAAAAATGGGTAAGTCAGTCAGTACGCCTCCAGTACCTGATTACACGGCTATAGCTAAAGAACAAGGTCAACAAAACCTAGTCGCAGCGCAGCAAGGTTCACGCCTAAGTAATCCAAATATGATTACACCATTTGGGACGCAAACTATTAATTACAGTAGCCCTGTATTTGATGAAACACGCTATAACGCTGACTTAGCTCAATTTAACAAAGGTCAAAACGTTAACCGCAATGATTTTATGCGGAATGATAGTAACTACGGCAATGCAGACGCTGGCGTCTCTGATGGTACTTATTTTGACCAAGCCGGATATGACGCAGCAAGAAAATCAGCAGGTACAGCCCCTGACCGTTCAACATATATGTCTGGTGGTGGCGTTCCAACGGTTACTCAAACACTTACACCTGAAGCACAAGCAGCTATTGATTCGCAAATGCGGGTACAACAGCGTTTAGCTGCTTTGGGTGAGACAGCTATGGGTAACGTGCAAAACACGCTATCGACACCATTTACGCCTACGACAACGCAAATAAATAAAGAATTTGCTAACTACGGTAGATCAATCGGTGAAGCGCCATTGACTACAAATATAGATACGTCTAATTTTGCCAATATGCCCATAAATGCAGGAACAACGGCACAAGATTTGATTTTGCAACGGCTGAACCCAACAATACAAGCGGGGGATACGTCTTTTAAGCAAGCATTAGCAAATCAAGGGTTAGCACCTGGCACAGCGGCATACGATGCAGCATTTCGTAATCGAGAGATGAGCAAAAACGACTTGTATTCCCAAGCTGCTTTGCAAGGCATCGGTTTGGACATGAACGCTCGACAACAATCTGTAAACGAAGCTCTTGGTATTGGTAATTTTGAGAATCAATCTCAGTTGCAAAAAGCAGGTTTATATAATACAGCGCTTAATCAAGATTATTCACAAGCACTTGGTCGAGCGCAATTTGGCAACCAAGCTCAACAACAACAGCTTGCACAAGACTTTGCTTTACGTAGTCAACCGATTAACGAACTAACGTCTATTATGGGCGGCTCACAAGTTCAACTTCCACAATTTACGGGTTATACACCCTCACAAGTAGCACCTCCTCCAACGTTTGGTGGCGCACAAGCAGGTTATCAAGCTCAATTAGGTGCTGCAAACGCACAAAATGCCGCTAACTCGCAATTGACGCAAGGATTGTTCCAATTGGGTGGCGCTGCTTTGTTAGCGCCAACGGGTACATTTTCTGACAGACGATTGAAAACAAACATTAAGCAAATTGCTGTTGCTGATAACGGTCTAAATATCTATTCATACAATTATGTTTGGGGTGGACCGGCACAAATTGGTTATATGGCAGACGAAGTTGAAAAGTTTGCTCCTGAAGCCGTTGGCGAGTTTGGCGGCTACAAAACTGTTAATTACGCAATGGTGTAAAGCATGGCACAACAATCAAATATGATGAACCCAATAGCATCTATGATGGGTGGCGATGTTCTTAAGCAGCAATATGAGCTCGAACAAAACAAACGCTACGCTGACATCATGATGCAACAAGCCCTGATGGAACAGCCTCAAGGGCAAATGGTTTCGGGTCATTATGTACCGCCTAGCCCAATACAGGGACTTTCCCAATTGCTTAAAGCGTATATTGGACGCAGGTCATCAGATTTGATCCCTGAAAAACAAGCTGCTTTGTCTGACGCTCAAAACCAACGCATGATGAATATGTTTGGTATGGGTGGGGGCGTAGAACCTGCAAAAGCTAGAGATTTGGCTTTACAAGGTGGTGCAGTACAAGGCGATGTTGGACCAACAAACACCAATGCAACCCGTATGAACGGCGTTGCACAAGGTACGGGTTCTGCTTATCCACTAATTAATAATGACCCCAAACTTAGTTATTTAACGTTTGCGATGGGTGGTCCACAAGCATACGCCAAAGCATTAGTTGAACAACAAGCACCAAGTTCAGAATTGAAAGCGCTTATTGCTGCTGGGTTGCAGCCCGGAACACCTCAGTATCGTGCTGCTGCGGCAGGGTTAGCTAACAAAAATGCTTATATTGCGCCTAATGTTGTTAGTGAAGGTGGTTCACTTGTTCCTGCTGGAGCAAACAGACCAACTTTTATTGCGCCAAAAGGCGGGATACAAACAAACCCAATTACAAACCAAACAAGCGTGTTGCCCGGTTACACGCAGTCAGTAGGCGCAATAAATCAAGCTGAAGCCTTTGGTAAAGGCACAGGGCAAGCGCAAACAACACCGGCAACAAGATATAACCCCGTTACTGGCAGAACAGAGGCAACAACACAAGCCGCTAATATGGGTCTACCATCGCAGGGGGTTGGCGGTTCACAAGGAACAAATCAACCTGTCATTACGGCTGAAAACCCTGTTGTTGTGGCTACTAACACAGACCTTAATAAAGATTGGATTTCTAATAGTTTAGAACCTACAAGAGTAGCAGGTAGGGTGGCGGGTAATTCGCTAGAAAATATTAAGATAATGCAAGGTCTTAACTTCCAAACCGGATTTGGAACGGACGCTAAATTAGCAGGTGCAAATTTGTTAAGTTCTTTAGGTGTTAAGGATGCTGAAAAGTTTGCCACAAACGGTCAAATTTTTGAATCAAAAGTTTATGAAACTCTAGTTGACACTCTTTCTAAACAAAAAGGACCACAAACAGAGAATGACTTTAAAAACATTCAAAAGACTTACACGCAGCTAAAGAATACGCCACAAGCAAACCAGTTCTTGCTTAATGTTGCACAAGCAAAAGCTATGCAAGATCAAAGAAAAGCAGGGTTTTACGAAAAGGCTATGTCATCCACTGACCCAAGGATTCGTTCCAACTTGCCATCAATTAATGAAAATTGGGGCAAAATATCTGGTTCTATTTTTGAAATGCCTTTACAAGACGGTTCAGGAAACACTTATACTTTGGCACAAAAATACGGTATTCGATAATGGATAATTCTGCAATTGTCAACTTATTACCTACATTAGAAAATCCTAATGTTCGTACTTTTTTGGACATGATTTCTGCGGCAGAAGGCACTACACAACACGGCTACAACACATTATTTGGTGGCGGTAAGGTAGATTCTTTAGCAGACCATCCAAGGCAATTGTTTGACTTTACTGAAACAACCGGTAAGCCAAACAAAACAACGGCGGCTGGGCGTTATCAGTTTTTATCTAACACTTGGGACGAACAAGCTAAAAACTTAGGTTTGCCGGACTTTAGCCCACGAAGCCAAGACTTAGCAGCAGTCAATTTACTAAAACAACGAGGCATATTGCCTGATGTATTGTCGGGAAATTGGCAAACCGCTGTGCAAAAGTCTGGACCAATTTGGGCAAGTTTGCCAAGTAGCCCTTATCCGCAGCCACGACAATCATCGGATTTCGTAATGAGCAAACTAAATAACCGTGTAGCAAGTGGCGGGGCAACTTCAGACGTTAACCCTGTAGGCATTAACCAACAAGACAACCCTTTTGCAAGCCTAATTGAAGAATTTAGAATTGGCGCACCTGTTGTTGCACCATCAAACGAATCAAACCCGTTTAGTGCGTTAATGGAAGAATTTGCGCTTAGACCGGTTCAAAATATTACACAAGCGCCAGTAGCACCTACACCAACACAATCTTTTAATCCAAGCTCATTGGCAAGACCTTTTGGCTTAACGGCTAGGGCGGGTATTGAAGGGTTGGGTTCGTTAATTGGTATGCCACTAGAACCAACTCGTATGGCAATGGAGTCTGTTAGCACAGCGTTAGGTGGTCCAAAGGTTTCGTCAGCAGAACAGTTATCCTCAAAATTGGCTAATTTACTTGGTTTGCCAAAGCCACAAGAAAAATCAGTAATGGAATCTGGCGTAAATTTTGAAAGAATGGGATTTGATGTTGCTAAAGCCATGGCGGGTGCAGGTGGAAGCGTAGGATTGGCGGGTAGATTAGCTCCTTTGGCCACAAGCCAAGTTAGCAACAATGTGCTTGGTCAGTTAGCTGCTAATCCGGCATTACAGACGCTCTCGGGCGCTGGCGCAGGTGCGGGTGGAACTTTAGCAAGGGAATACAATGCAGGTCCGGGCTTTGAGCTAGGTGCAAGCATTCTTGGTGGTGTTGTTGCACCTATGGCTGGGCTAGGATTAAAGTCAGTAATTAATGCTGCAACGCAACGTTTAACGCCAGTAAGTCCCGCACAAGTTGACCAAATGATTACGCTTACTTTGGGTAAATCAGGCGTAGACTTTACAAAACTAGATGACCAATTACAAAGAACTTTGCGTAATGATGTTTCTAATGCAATGCAAACTGGCGGGGAACTAAGCGGCGATGCTTTACGTAGGTTGCTAGACTTTAGAATGATTGAGGGTGCTACGCCAACAAAAGGCATGATTACGCAAGACCCAAGACAAATTACACAAGAAATGAATTTGGCAAAAAGCGGGATGAATTCTGCTAATCCAAATTTACAGGTATTGGGCAACGTACAAAACGCAAACAACCAAGCGCTTATTAATGCTTTGAACGCTAAAGGTGCGGGAAAGACGGACGTATTTGACGCAGGTGAAGCAAGTATTGCAAACATAAAAGCTCAGGATTTAGCAAAGCAAACACAAACAAGCGCTTTGTATAAACAAGCGCAAGATATGCCTGGTGGTGACGTTCCCCTTAATCGTTCAGATTTAATGCAAAACATTGACACTTTATTGGCTACAAACAATAAAGCAGCGTTCTTGCCAGAAGAAATTAAGACAATGTTGAACACTATTTCTAAAGGTGAAACAACAATAAACGGCAAGACGTATCCCGTTCCTTTTGATACAAACGCAATTGATAACTTGATGACCACAATTGCTAAAGCGCAACGAGGCACAAGTGATGGCAACGTAAAGCAAGCTCTTAGCCTTGTTCGTCAAGCTATTGATGAAACTGAAATTAAACCAATCAAAAATGAATTTGGCGGCAATCAGCTAGTTACTGAGGGTGGCGCTAAGTATTTGCAATCAAAAGACGCAGAATCAGCGCAGTTATTAGATGCACTTAACCAAGCCAGAGCGTCTCACAAAGCTCGTATGGATTGGCAGGAATCATCCGCTCCGGTAGAAGCAACAATTAACGGCATACAGCCAGACAATTTTGTTAAGAAATTTGTATTAAGCGGTACTGTTGCGGATGCTACTGCGGTAGCTACGGCTGGAAACCCAACAGCTACTAAAAATGCAATTTTGTCGCATTTGAAAGAAACGGCACTTGGCAAAGGTCAAACAGACGAAACCGGCAAATTTGGGGCTAGGGCTTTTAACAAAGAGCTAGACAAAATTGGTGACAGAAAGCTACAAGTATTTTTTAATAAAGATGAGATTGAAGAATTAAAACGTATTGGGCGTGTTGGCAACTACATGACTAATCAGCCTATTGGAACGGCTGTTAACAACAGCAATTCAGGCGCTTTGGTAATTGGCACTATGATTGATGGCGTAGCGACTATGGCGGGAATATCGCCAATGGGCGTGGGCGCAAGTTTAGCTGTGCCTGTGCTTAAAAATGTTGGTGGCAAAGCGTTAAAGAATGTAACCGGAGCATCATCACAAAAAGATGCACTCAAAATAGCTGAAGCGTTAAGCAATAGAGTCCCCGGTATATCACTTGGTGATACAGTTAACCCAGCCGTGTTGTATGGTAGTTTGTTGCAAAACCCACAATTGATGCAACAACTTGGTCAAAGATTAAATCAACCAGAAGAACAGAGGTAATTCATGAGCTACGACGGGAATGGAGTATTTAACATAAACACAGCGGGTCAGCCCGTTGTGCCGGGGACGGTAATCAGCGCAACAACCTTTAATGCGCTCATGACTGACATTGCTAATGGATTGACCAACGCTATTACTAAAGACGGTCAAAGTACGCCATTATCAAACATTCCAATGGGTGGGTTCAGGATTACAGGTCTTGGTGCAGCAATTGGCGCAAGCGATGCTGTGCGTTTATCTCAACTGCAAGGCAATACATTAAGCTACATCACAGTAACCGGTACAAATGCCTTGTTGGGTTCACTTTCACCAACAATTGTGGCTTACGTCACAGGTGCAATGTATTCGTTTATTGTTCAGAACGACAATACCGGCGCTGTGACGATAAATATTGATGGTTTGGGCGTTAAATCTGTGCTTAGAAATGCTACAGAACCTACGCAAGCCGGTGATTTAATTGCAGGAAACATTGTTGTTGTATTGTATGATGGTACATATTTTCAACTTATATCTGTAGGTTTTGGTGGTGGTGCGACAGGCGCAGGTGGAGATAAGATTTTTATTGAGAACGGACAAACAGTAACAACAAGTTATTCGATTCCCGTTTTATCTAACGCTATGTCTACAGGTCCGATTACGATTGATTCGGGCGCAACCGTTACTATTCCGTCAGGTTCAACGTGGGTTGTTTTGTAATGGGACTTAAACTTAAAACACTGGCATTTGGGACGATAGACATCAACCCATTAGATACAGCTTCAAACGTAAATGTAAACGTACAAGCTGCTAATGGCGTGCTGTCTTATGCAAATTCTGCAACAGGTGGATTATTCTTGCCTAGCGGAACAACAGCACAGCGTCCAGCGGGTGTGACAGGTCAGATGAGATTTAACACAACAACTAATGCCGTAGAAGTTTACAACGGCACAGGATGGGAATAATGGCTGGTAACGTACGTTTAAACGCACCCGCAGGTGGCTCAGTCACATTAAACGCTGTTGATACGGCGAGTAACTTTGTGATGAATGTACCGGCGGCGGCTGGCGTACTGATTAATGCTGACTCTGCTACGGGTGCAGCACAACTTCCCGTAGGCACGACCGCACAACGTCCTGCAATCCCTGTGACAGGTCAATTGCGATTTAATAGCACGACTGTGGCTACTGAGGTTTATAACGGAACGGCTTGGGGGGGTGTTGGCGGATATTCTGTTTCAGTTTTAACGGTAGCAGGTGGCGGTGGTGGCGGCAATACTGGTGCTGGTGGTGGTGGTGGAGCAGGAGGTGTGTATACCCTTTTGGCAAGAGTATCTTCAGGGACTGCTTTTACGGCTACTGTAGGCGCTGGTGGCGCTGCTGGAGCTAACGGGTCGAATTCACTATTTGG